GAGTACTGCATCGAGCGCACCTAGTGCCCCATCAACAAACCACCAACCCTTGCAGCTGTATTGGCGCTTGGGGCTGTTTCGTTTTGAACAGTGGCAGACTTTGTTTGTAACTGAGTTCTTGTCTGTACAGCCATTATTCAAAGGTTAAGTCAAAGGTGTAATCGAATATGCCAAAATCTTGGTAGTCGTAAATAAGGTTGAGCTCCCTTTGCGGTTGAAAGTTAAGTGCATACGTCTCCTGTGCAGGGATAGCAAACCATAGCGGTGGTGGCCCATCTGCTGCGGTTCTAATCGTAATGGTAGTCTCAACAGTTGGCTTAATCATTGCTATGGGGTATTAACAGTTACGTCTTCGTTGATTAGAAATGTCCCGTATAGCCAGGTCTGAATAAAATTGTCAGAAAGCCTTGTAGTCTGAAGGTCGTATACATACAGCCCAGAGTTCACTGCAGCCATTGTCGTCGAAGAAACAGTGACCGTTAAAACACCGCTTGCATTCCCAGCAAAAACAAAGCCAGTTGCATTTGTCGGGATGACTGCTGTGCCAGTAGCCGTGTCGGTTTCACGAACCTCCATCTTGTAGCTAAAGGCAGAACCAGAAACATTGACAACGGAACCAGAAGAGTCCCTGACATTGACAACCATCTTGAACGTGTCTCCACGTCTGCAAACGATGTCAACTCTTTGGGCTTGGTCTAGTCTTAATGTGCTCATTTTAAGCTGGTTGTGTCATTTCTTGCTGGCCACCAAAGATACTATTCATAAGCTCTTCGTCTGAAGACATAAGTTCCCCTCTTTCGCCTTTCCTTTGGCTGATTAGCTTGGATTGCTCAACAGCTTGAGCCTTGACACGCTCATCCTTAGCCTTCTCCTTCTTGTCTTCGAGCTGTTCTCTGAACGCCTTATCGCCCTCCGTAATCATATTCCTCATCTCGGCTTCTAGCTTGGCTAGCTCCATCTTGAGCATATACTCGGTTTGCAACAGCTGTGACTTGGCTTGTGTCTCCAGCTGTATCTTCTGGGCCTCAAGCTGTGCTTGCGCCTGAAGCTCTTGAATCTTTGCCTGTGAGGTGACTACAGCGGTCTGCTGGTTAGCTTGCGCTTGCATCTGACTGTTTTGAGCAGCTAATTCGGAATTTTGCCGAATTCTCTTCTTTCTCCTGACAAGCAGAAGCCTTTCGGCTTGGTCTACGTCCTTCAGCTTGCGGATAGCCATAGCATCCTCAAGGTCTATCTCCTTCTGCGCTAAAGAGGCCTGAATGTTTGCTTCAAGGTAAGCCTTATCCACGTCGTTCATCTCTGTAACCACCTTCACCCCAAAGTTGTACATCGGTAGGTCAGCAAAGGAGGACAGAACCTCCATATTCGCTTTCCCGATAGCATTCTCGTAAACCCTGTAGATAACCGAATCCGTAGGGAGAATCTGCAAGCACTTGATAATGTCCTCGCAAACCTTCTTGAACAGAACCATTGAAGAGTGCGTAATGTCGTAGGTGGCGTTGTTTGAAGCGTCAATGGCTTGCTGGCGAACACCAACCAAAGCATCACCTTTCGGGGTTGAACCATCCACAACCTCGTTAATCCCCGTGGCATCACGAATCATCCTAAGGTAATGGTTGTATAAAGCCACAAGCTCGTTGATGTTCCGAATCTGATTTTCAATAGAACGAATCGGTGGGTTCTGAAAGCCCCCCTCTGGGTTCTTAGAACGATAGTAGAACACACCAGTCTGCTCGTAGATATCCTGAATCTGCAAGGGCTGTAAGTCACCCCCTTGACCAAGCTGCACGTTCTCAAGGCCCTCTACGTCGATAATAAGCCCATCAGGCTTAGCCTTGGCAATAGCTTGCTGAATCTTGAGGTGAGTAATCTGGAGCTGGTCAGCAAAGCCAATCACCGATGAAACCATCGACTTGGGTTGCAACCTACGCATATTTACAGCTATAGGGCTGTAGGACATACGTGCTCTTGTGATATCGTGGATATTCTTCGGTACGTTCTTCTTCATCCCGTAAGCGAAAATCATATCCGTTCCAAGAACGTAAGTGCCCCCGTAAACCGTAGCATAGGACATTTTAAAAGGCTGCCTGTCGTACACGCTTTCACGTGGTGGGGTGTACATAGCCCCCTTGAAGTAAAAGCCTACATTACCGAACTTAGACTCCTTGCTCTCGTAGAACACGCTGTCAACAGACATAAACTCAAAGTCAAGCACCTCGACGATGTACTCGTCGTACCCGTAAATCATACGGTTGGTGTACCTGTCGTAGTTTGAATAACCGATTCTTCCTGGGTTGTTGGAGTATTTGTACTGAACATCCCTGGCAATCTTCTCATACTGTTCCTCAGTGAGCTCATCCCCTGCAATCCTCTTCAGTTCCTGAATGCTAAGCCTCTTGATATGGCCAGCGTAGGTAAGGTCAGCCATATTGGGGTCCTCTGTGTAGGAATGGACAAAGTAAGCTGGGTCAACGTAGTTTGTGACAACCCCGTAGTTTGGGTCGTTTTCACGCTTGACAACAGCCATCCCCAAAGACACAAGGTCGTTAATGCAACGCCTAAACGTCCCGTCGTTGAAGTCATTCCATTCAAGGGTCAGGTTCGTTGCAATCTGTGAGGCAATCTCTGCATTGGTCTTGATATTGCTTTCAAGGAAGATTTCAGCCTCCTCTGGGGTTTCAGGAATCCTGTTGGTGTCAACACCTGTGTTCACCCCTGCCTGATTCGCCATCTCAATCAGCTCCTTGTTCTTCACTTGGAACTTAACCTCAGCCTTCTTCTTCTCCTTCTCCGAAACAGACAACGGGTCAACAGCCTCCACATTAGGGTAGGGCTTGCGACCTAGAATCTTGTTGACGACAATGCGAACAAACTTAGGGACGATGGGGACTGGGGACCAGTCGATGTTAATCAAAGAACCGTCCCCATTGTTGGGGTCCAACGATGTGAGAATCTGTTTGTAGATAGCAACATCTTGGGTTCCGTTGGCGTAATCTCTGTTTCTTTCGAACTCCCCGTATCGCCTAGCAAACGCACTCTGTGCGTCATCGGTTCTACCCCATTGGCCTTCAATGGCCCTTGCATACTTTAACCCGTACTCTTTGGTCTGCTTCGCTTCTGTCGGAGCTAACGGATTAGGGAAGTTCCCACTAGGGAAGTTTATATTTTTAGCCATTCCTTTCGATTGGTCAATTTGGCTACAAATATACTCAAAATCCTTTGATTATAAGCGAGTTATGGGTTTGTGCTTCCTGAAGAAGACTTTCTCTGACAAATCGGCTTTTGGTTTGGCTACTTTGTACTTCTGGGCTGCCAAAAGTGCAAGACCTGAAGATATGGTTAAGTCGTACTTGGTCCTGTCGTCAACCTTAAAGTTAACCCAATCCTCCAGAGTCCTCTCCAGATACATCTTCCCGTAGTTGCCTGAGTCGTCGTTGATGCCTACGTGCTCGTGGATGTAAGACTCAATGGCCTGTGCGTGGGCCTGGATAACATCCTGACTATTAGAGGGAATACCCTTGGTTTTTATATTTGCATTACTATGTGGAGCCCTGAGATGTTCTGGTCGGTCAAGGATGAACCCGTCGTAGCCTCTTGCCTCAAAGTATCGGACAATCCCATATTTATTGTTTTCAATGAGAAGTGGGTATCCGAAGAATACGGCAGCTTGGAGAACGTCCTCATAGAAAATCCTCGCAAGAGGTGGCCTCTCTGCGTATTCGGCAACAAACAGATTGGATGGGTGCTCAATATTGAATTTGTTGAATAGGTGACAGGCTCCCTTAGAGCCCCTACCATCCATCGTATTATCAATATCGTAGGAGTCAACTCCCCCACATCCTAGGAAATCATTGCCTGGGAACCACTTTCCGTTCCTCGTAACCTTGTTGTTCCTTAGATGCTCTGGTGGTAGCCAAGATATGCGCCACTTCCCGTTATCGCTTGCAGACCAAAGCACCTCGCTGTCCTGTATCCCGTCCTTCCAAACGAAGTTACCCCTCACCACAGGCAAAGGGTATAGCTCCCTGTTGTACTGCAACTGCTCGTAAATCTTACCGATGTTGAAGTGCGAAGACTTTGTGGATTCCCTGAAAGCCTCGTCGATGGTCCAAGGGAACTGCCTGATAACCTCGTTGAGCTCGTATCCGTCCTTGCTAAGCGCTTTTCTTTCGTTTGACAGGTAAACCTTTGAGCCAGTGTTCACGAAGTCCCCATCCATCGTCCTGATAGCGTGCTTAGGCTTTTCGATGATAGGTTTACCGTATACGTCAAAGAAGCCTTCTAAGGCCTCGTAGGCGGGGATAAAGATGCGGTAGAGCCCAGACTTCGTCCTACCGTTTTCGTTGCGTTCTAGAGGGTCTGAGTCGTTGTAGAGCTTACGGAAGTTTGCACCCCCCTTGTCCAACTGGTTAACCGTGCTACCCACTAGAGCCTTACCGACAATCTTCTTACCGACAATCAGACAGGTTCTGTGGATTCGCCACACCTCCGTGATGTCCATAGGGTTTTCCCACTTCCCTG